TCTATGAAGAGCATAGCAAAAATCGAACAGTTTGCGGATAGCAGACCTACCGAGAAAGTTCTAGCTAGAGCAGTAGAGCAGGTGCAGGATACAAATAGACACGTAGGAGAAACGAACAAAATACTCTTGAGGCTAGAGGGTTACCTCATGAACCGAGATGTACGTATATTAAAAGACATAGAGATAAGGAATAACTAATGGCTAAATCTACAGAGCAGGAGCTGGCAACGCTACACGGAGCAATCGCTCGTGTACTTATAAGCCAGATCAGCGAAACAATAATGATGACTAACGAGCTAGGCGTAGAGGCAGAAGTATCTGTCGTTACACCAGCCACGCTAGGCGTTGCAATCAAGTTTCTAAAAGACAATGATATAACCGCTAGTATAGCAGACGACGAGAACATGAGTGAACTCGACGACATGCTCAAGAAGAAGCGAGAGAAGAGAGGCTTACGATTAGCATCTAGCTCAGACTAACACTGGAGCGCACTATGAGCACCGACATTAAATTAGAAGCAGCAGCCCGGTGGGACAAGCTAGAAGCACTCCAATCAGAGTACTCCGAGTTTGAACCCTTTCTGATCGACGTGATGGAAGACCTTATGGGTTTCACATGCACAGACGTACAGATAGACATCGGAAAGTTCCTGCAGTACGGCCCCCAGTACCTGATGATTCAGGCGCAGCGATCTCAGGCGAAGTCCTCGATTGTTGCGATCTATGCTGTGTGGTGCCTCGTCCATGACCCTAAGTACCGAGTGCTAATAATAAGTGCAGGCTCGGACGTAGCAATGGAGATCGCCAACTGGGTGATCCAAATCATCATGAACTTCGATATCCTGGAGTGTCTGCGCCCTGACCGTAACCACGGTGACAGAGCCAGCGCAAAAGCCTTCGATGTTCACTACCAGTTAAAGGGAGCTGAAAAGTCACCTTCAGTAGCTTGTATCGGTGTCACTGCGAACATGCAGGGACGACGAGCCGACCTGCTAGTACCAGACGACATTGAGTCGTCAAAGAACGGCATGACTGAAGTACAGAGGCAGCAGCTAATGCACCTCTCAAAAGACTTCACGTCTATCTGTCAACACGGGAGAATCTGTTACCTCGGAACTCCCCAGACAACTGACTCCGTATACAACGCCCTACCGGGGCGAGGATATTCTATTCGTATATGGCCGGGGAGATACCCGACGCCAGCGCAAATAGAGAACTACGGCGATCACCTTGCTCCACTCTTCCGAGAGCGGATACTTAAAGACCCCAGCCTTCAGATAGGCGGTGGGCCAATGGGTGATCAAGGTCAGGTGACAGACTCAGTCCTACTGCCGGAAGACTCCTTAGTTAAGAAGGAAGTCGATCAAGGTACGCCCTACTTCCAACTACAGCACATGCTGAACACTAGACTTATGGACGCTGACAGGTACCCGCTTAAAGCGAAGAACCTGATCACCATGTCCCTGAGTATGGAGTCTGCACCCGGTCAAATCAACTGGATGCCAGATCGAGACAAGCTTATCATTGTACCGAGTCACCCTGATGGGGTAGACCTGTACACGCCGTTCACCGTCAGCCCAGAGCTGTACGCGTACGAAGGCAAGATGATCTATGTCGATCCCGCAGGTGGTGGTAAGAACGGAGACGAGACAGTAGCAACAGTGACGTACTTCCTACACGGCTATGTGTTCCTTATGGAGCAGCTACCGCTAGAAGGTGGGTACGCAGATAACGTGTTCGAGAAACTCTCAGCACTAGCTATCAAACACCAAGTCAACAAGATCGACGTAGAAGCTAACTACGGTAACGGTGCCTTCGCTCAGATGTGGAGACCGGTACTACTGAAAGCTTACAGAGCAGCAGGGCACAATGGTGCGCCTCAGATAGAGGACATCATGGAGTCAGGCCAGAAGGAGCTACGTATCATAGACACGCTGGAACCCGTCATGGGGCGGCACAGACTCGTGGTTAACGAGCAGGTGTGGCACGATGACATAACGTACGTCCAGAAGTATGCTATGGATCACAGGACAGTGTATACGCTGTGGAACCAGCTAACCAAGATCACAATGGATCGCGGTGCGCTGATACACGACGATAGACTAGACTCACTCGCAGGGGCAGTACGCCCGTGGGTGGATCGAATTGCAATAGACGAGACTACTCGTATGGCACAGAAGTACACCAACGAGTCAGTCGCATTCATGAACAAGTGGGCCAGCGAAGGTTCAGACGAAGCACGTACCGCACTCAGCACTAATAGAGGTCAGCGGGTCGGCATAGTCCAGAACAAAGCGGTCGCTAACAATAGGAGAAGACGACGATGAAATACATCTTAATACTAGTTCTAATCCTGTCAGGATGTGGTGGCTTGCCAGTACCTAAGCTGGCCGTCACACCCGTGTCTGCTACCGTGAAACTCGGTGGCAAACATATCACGGGTAAGGCAGAGGACAACATGGTGCAGGTAACTACAGGCACCACCAGTTCTTACATGACAGAGAAAGTAGAGCAGACTTATAACGATGTACAGGAATACCCTATGTGGCTTGTGTGGGCATTTGCCCTAGCACTAGGACTCGCTATTCCTTCACCTGTAGTATCATACTCAGGTTGGCAAGGAAGAAAACGCTCCAAAGCCGAGATCGACTGGCTCAGGGCTGAACTCGATTCACAACTAAACAAACTAGATAAGGAGCCATCTCATGGCAGCAGTACCTCAAGCAACCTTAGCTGACATGGGAAGTATCGCTTCCGCAGCTAATTCAATAGACGGTACTACCCGCACCCGTTGGAACTCATCAGCAGTCTGTGAAGCCTCTGATCATCCAGAAGGAGCCGGTATCTACTACACGCAGAAATCCTTGCACAGTGCATGGGTTCGTCAGGGCGCACAGCCCGGTAACACCACAGGCACACAGTCTTGGGTAATCATTCCAGTATAAGGAGCAAATTATGACAACTTTATCAATGGGCAGCGTAGAGATGTTTTCCTCGCAAACCGAAGAACCCGGTATGAAGGCACGCGCCTTAGCCGCAGCTCTTCTCGCACAGTCGGATATAAATGACGACAACTACGCTCACGTCGAAGCAGTACTGACAGAGCTAGTAACCCTCGGTGGATTTGCCGTAGGCGAAGAAGACTAATAGTCGCCCTTCGGGGCGCAACCTAATCACAAGACAGGCATCAAGTTACAATCTACAAAAGGTATGCCCGTATGAAAGCAAAGAAAGTAAGAGTGGAGCCATTTGGCTTCCCACTGTATATCGCCACGAGCGATGAGTCATGGGAGATGCTAGACCTCGATAGAGAGGCTTTAGCTGGCGCAGTACTTACCCACAGGGGAAAGATGTACGTAGCACTCCCAGAAGCGTACGAAGAGGATACCGTTTGGCATGAGGCGCACCACGTAGCCAGAATGCTTAACGGGGCACACGGAGTCGCTACAGACCCCGAGGAGCACGAAGCTGACTGCTATCTGCAGGAACATGTCGTGCGGCTTATAAGAACTGTGTATAAACCGAAAATGAACAAAATAAAGATGGTAAAGTACGATAAGTTATATTAGGAGATAGACGTGGAAGAGTATCAGAAATTTATAGCGGCATCGCGCTATGCGCGGTGGCAAGACAATGAAAGCAGACGTGAGACGTGGTCAGAGACCACAGACCGCTATGGAGACTTCATGCTAGACCGATTCCTGCAATTGTGCCCCAATGAGGAGTACGACGGCGAGCTTAGCCTTCAGATACGCGAAGCTACTGCGGGAATCGAATCATTGAAGGTAATGCCCTCTATGCGCTGTCTAATGACGGCAGGAGAGGCGTTGAGCCGAGATAACGTCGCAGGATTCAACTGTGCGTACATGGCAATCAATGCACCGGAAGCATTTGACGAAATGATGTATATACTGATGTGTGGCACCGGAGTCGGCTTTACAGTCGAGCGGGATGAGGTAGAACAGCTACCTACCGTCCCAGAGAGCCTCCGTGAGACGGACACAGTGATCGTTGTAGGCGATTCTAAGATAGGGTGGGCCAGTGCCCTCCGTGAAGTGCTATCGTCGCTGTACGCAGGCTGTGTGCCCTCGTGGGACGTGTCAGGCGTACGTGGAGCTGGTGAGCGGCTTCGGACGTTCGGCGGAAGGGCTTCAGGGCCACAACCGCTGGTCGATCTGTTCATCTTCGCAGTTGATCTCTTCAGAGGGGCAGTAGGTCGCAAACTAACAGACCTAGAGTGCCATGATCTATGCTGCAAGATAGCAGAGGTAATCGTAGTAGGCGGTGTGCGGAGGTCTGCACTAATCAGCCTCTCGAACCCAAGTTCAGGCCGCTTACGTGGGGCAAAGAGTGGAAGCTGGTGGATGGACAACCCTCAGAGGGCGTTAGCCAACAACAGCTCCTGCTATACCACGAAACCAGAGTTTGACTTCTTCTTAGCGGAGATGTCAGCACTATACGAGAGCAAGTCTGGCGAGCGAGGCGTATTCTCGCGGTCAGCAGCCCAGAAGATCGCAGCCAGAAACGGCAGACGCGATAGTAGTCACAAATTCGGCACTAACCCGTGCTCAGAAATCATATTGCGCCCAAATCAGTTCTGTAATCTAACAGAAGTAGTGATCCGGGCCGAAGACACGCTAGATACGCTCAAGAAGAAGGTGGTTCACGCTGCAATCCTTGGTACGATGCAGGCAACCCTAACAGACTTCCGCTATCTACGTGATGTGTGGCGATCCAACACCGAAGAGGAAGCACTCCTCGGTTTATCCCTAACGGGCATAATGGATCATCCAGTTTTAAGCTGCCCAACAGATCGGACTAGCAATTGGCTAACCGAGATGAAGGTCGTAGCCATTGAAACAAACAGGAGGTGGTCATCTATACTAGGCATCCAGCAGGCAGCAGCAATTACCTGTGTAAAGCCTAGTGGTACAGTAAGCCAACTAGTCAACTCGGCTAGTGGTATTCACCCACGCTTTGCCCCGTACTATATCCGCACAGTACGTGCCGACAAGAAAGATCCAATGGCAATGTACATGCAGGAGGCTCAGTTTCCTTGCGAGACAGACGTTACGAAGGAGGGAACCCTAGTGTTCGCCTTTCCAGTAGCGGCCCCGACAGGAGCTGTCTGTACGTCAGACGTAGGTGCAATGGAGCAGCTTAGGCTGTGGAAGATGTATCAGGACGCTTGGTGTGAACACAAGCCGTCCATAACCGTGTATTACAAAGAGGAGGAGTTCTTACACGTATGCGCGTGGATGTGGGACAACTTTGACATGATGTCAGGGATTTCACTACTCCCATACTCAGACCACACTTACCAGCAAGCCCCCTATCAGGAAATCTCTGAAGACGATTACTTATGTGCAGTAGTCGGTTTTCCTGAATTCGATTGGGATGCACTGGCCTCCTATGAGTCTACGGACATGACGATAGGATCACAGGAACTAGCATGTGTCGGTGGCTCTTGCGAGCTACCCTAACTACAACGCCCCCTACGGGGGGCAAACCAATCAGGAGGCTATATGCCATTCAATTACGACGAAGCAACAAACAAAGAGGCCATTGATCAGATTATATCACCGTCAGGCGTATGGCGTAACATATCAACAGCACGCGCCCAAGCAGACTTGCGCCTGCGATCTATCGTAGAAGCAGACCTGCCCAGCAACGAAGAGACTGAGACAATCGTAGATGACCTAATCTACACAGTAGAGCGGTGTGAAGCTGCCCTATACGCTAAGCAGACAATGTTCAACCGCAACCCCCGCATAGCCGACGTAGCAGCAATACTGCAGTGGACGGAAGTCGGTACAGACCGGGAAGGCTACACAGGCGGTAGACCCCTTCTCCTGATACCTGACGTTGAGCCAGTAGAGCCAGAGGAGCCAGAGGAGACACCCGATGAGTAAGATCGTACTGTCAATGAGTTCACAGACCGAGTTCAGCAACGCAACCTACACCGAAGCCATTCAGGTACGGAATAGGTGCGCTGCCCTCCTAAGTATGCACCGGGCCGACC